GGGGACACCGGAGATGTAGCCGGTCACCGCGTTGCCGACCACCTCGAACCCGACAACCATGCCCTCCCACGGTTGGACCGGGTAGGCCACACCGGAGTTGAACAGCACCCCACCAACCCAGTAGTTGACCCGCAACCCGAGCGCCGGGTTCGAGTCCATGTACCCGTACACGTAGTTCGCTGAGTCGATCCACTTCAACACGAGCCCGAGCCGCCGGTTGGTTGTCGGCAGCTGGCGGAGCGTGCACTGCGCGTAGAACGACGCGGCACCGACATCCACGGTGGTGATCAGGTCGGTTGAGTACACCGCTTTCGCCTTGGCGACCTGGTCGACGACATCGAACCCGCCGGCACGGTTGACGTAGGTCTGTCCGGTCTCCGCTGTCCCCAAGCCGACACTGTCGACCCGACGGAACCGGTCCCGCACCAACAGGACCGGATCGTCCGGTGTCGAGCTCGAGGTACGCACCCGGATCTTCCGACCCGTCCGCAGCGAGTTGGGTACGGTGGTCAGCGCGGAGCCGGTGTTGAAGTAGGAGAACGCGTCGTCGTCGTTCCGTACCGTCATCGACAATTTACCCGGTGACGACTTCTCCAGGCCGGACGGGAAGTTCCGGCCGGTCGTCCACTCCACATCGAGCACCCGGTCGGTGACATCCTCCACCGCTTCGGAGAAATCCCCGTCCCCATCGAAGTCCCACTCAACCACCAGATCCGACGACACCGGGCACCGCGTGCGTGAACGCGACCGTGGCGGAGCCGCCGAGCACCGCACCGCCGCCACCGATGATCGACGCCAACGGGACGGTGGTGACCGTCGCCGCACCGCCGAGCACCATCCCGCCGGCGCCGGTGACGTCCTGCAACACCTGCGCGGCTTTTTTTTTTTTTTTTTTTTTTTTTTTTTTTTTTTTTTTTTTTTTTTTTTTTTTTTTTTTTTTTTTTTTTTTTTTTTTTTTTTTTTTTTTTTTTTTTTTTTTTTTTTTTTTTTTTTTTTTTTTTTTTTTTTTTTTTTTTTTTTTTTTTTTTTTTTTTTTTTTTTTTTTTTTTTTTTTTTTTTTTTTTTTTTTTTTTTTTTTTTTTTTTTTTTTTTTTTTTTATTTTTTTTTTTATTTTTTTTTTTTTTTTTTTTTTTTTTTTTTTTTTTTTTTTTTTTTTTTTTTTTTTTTTTTTTTTTTTTTTTTTTTTTTTTTTTTTTTTTTTTTTTTTTTTTTTATTTTTTTTTTTTTTTTTTTTTTTTTTTTTTTTTTTTTTTTTTTTTTTTTTTTTTTTTTTTTTTTTTTTTTTTTTTTTTTTTTTTTTTTTTTTTTTTTTTTTTTTTTTTTTTTTTTTTTTTTTTTTATTTTTTTTTTTTTTTTTTTTGTGATCGTGATCTTGGGGTCCTGGGTGGTACCGGCAAAGTTGCTGTTCTGCCAGACCACATACTCGGCGCCGGTCGGGGCTATCTCCGCCCGGTGCAGGTCCGACGCCAGACAGAACTTGATCGACGACCCGGCGAGCAGGGTGCACAGCGCTTGGATGTCGGTGGAGTCGTTCCACGACTTGTAGGCGCCGGTGCCACCGATCCCCGACGTTGGACGGACCGTCCACCACGCCACCCGCATCAACCTGCTCGGTGGGGTCCAGCCAGTCCCCGGCGGCGACCGCCGCCCCCAGTCCGAGTAGAGCGCGATGCAGGTGAAGTCAGTCGTCGAGTTGTCGGTGACCAGCCATGTCTGCATGATCGCCGACGAACAGATCTGCCCGGCGTGAATCGACGAGAGGTCGAACGAGACGAACGACTCGTAACACGAGTACGTCCCGAACAGGAATTGCCCTTCCCACAGTTCCGACGTGGTCCCGACCGGGGTGGTGACCGACCCCAGTCCTCGAGCGGCGTTCGTATAGGTGGCGTCGTTCGAGTTGAGGTCGGCGTCGGCGGCGTCGGCGAAGATTGTCGTGACAGCCATCAGTCACCAGCCGGCGGTTCCGGGGGTCTGACGTACCGACCGCATCGGCAGTCGTTCCGCTCACACCAGCCCGGACCCGGGTAACTGTACGGGCTGTGCTGTTCCGACCCGTGGCCGCACGCTTCGCACGGTCCGCCGTTCACGGTCGCCAACCCGTCGGGTTCGGTGCGGTGGCCACCTGATCCCACAGCGCCTCCCACAGCGCCGCCAACGGGCGGGCTCACCGTCATGTTCGGTGGGCGGGTTGATGAACCGGCGGTGCGGGTCGATCTCCACCTCTGCACCCGTGGCGGTGTCGTACATGCGGACCCACACCTCAACCCCGACCACCAGCCCGTCCACGTTGCGGATGAGACTCGGGTGGATGCTGCATCACCAGCCGGCGACCGTCACGGGTGCGTTGCATCCCACGGCCACGCTGACCGTGACCTTCATGTACCGCAGCGAGAACCGTTTCGGCCCGGTCCCTCTTGTCGATCACGCGGCGTCGACCGTTGTCCTTCAGCGTCAACCGTGGCGTCACACGGATGGTGTCACCGTTGAACGCGATCGCCTGCGCCGATGGAAGGTACTCGTACCAGACCAGCGCGCCGCCGGTGGTGCGGATGACGTAGTACCCGTACTGCGTCGTACTGGCCTGGTTGGCGGTCGACGCGAACGTCTGCACCGCGTAGGTGGCGGTGGACGGGTCCCCCTGGGTCGTCGTCCACGACCCGCCCGTGAGCGCGACGGATGCGTACCCGGTGAACGTCGCTTCCGTGAACGACGCGACCGTCAGCGCCGACTTCTGCGCCTCGGTCAGCCCGGACTCCACGTCGTTCTTGAACAGCTTCAACGTGTAGTTGACGGCGGTGATCGTGTCGAGCAGGAACTCTTCCGACGGATCGGGGATGCGTAACGTCATGCGGATCTCAGTTCGGGTAGCTCACCGCGTCGCGCGGCGTTGCGGATGATGTTGAGCAGGTCTTTCTCAGCGATGATCGACCCGCGGATGTGGAAATGGTTCTCGGTCACCCCTGTGCCGGCGCCGCCCTCGCGCATCATCCGGGCCGACCGGTTGGCGCCGATCACATGACCGGACGCGCCGAGGTCGACGAGCTCCATGCCTCGCTCGCCGACCATCGCCAACCCGGACCGGGTGCCACCGGACGCCAGATACGGGATGTTCGGTGTCGAGAACGTCTGTCCACCGAACGACCCGCCACCGATCTTCCCCAGACCGGGGACATCGACGGACGGGATGTTGATCTTGGGGAGCGTGAACGAGATGTTGTTCCAAAGCGAGATGATCGCGTTGAGGACGTTGCGGAACGAATCCTTGAGCCCGTTCCACATCCCGGACGCGATCGACGAGATCCGGCCCGGCAGCCGGAGAAAAATCCGACCACATCGTTGAACCGGGCCACGATCCAGTCCTTGACCGCGGTCGCCGCGTCACGAATGAACCCCATCGCCGCACCAAAGGCGGATTTGATGGTATCCCAGTTCTTTACAATGGCTAAGACTGCGAGTCCGATCGGGCCGGTCAGGATCGCGAGCAGTAGCGGCCAGTTCGACGAGATCCATTCCCACACCGCCTTGATGGCGTTCCAGATCGCATCCCACACCGCGAGCGCGACAGCCTTCACGGTTGTCCCAGTTCGCGATCAGCAACGCGATCGCGGCGATCACCGCGGCGATGATCAGGATCGCCGGACCCATCGCGATCAGCCACGCGACCGCCATCGCCGCAGCCGAGATCGCCGCCTGTACCGCCATCGCGATCCACGACGCGACCACGATCGCCGCATTCGCGATCGCAGCGGCACCCGCCGCGATCCACCCGGCAACCATCGTCGCCGCGGCGGCTGCGTGGGCCTGCGGCGTTCGACGCAGCCGACGCGACCGACGACGCAGCGGACGAAACCATCGTCGGCCGCGTTCTTGATCATCTCGACGCTGAGCATCTTCAGTGTGGGGATGAGGAAGTTGCCGACACCGTCGGCGATGTCCGCGAGACCTTGCGCGAACTCCTGCGGCGACGGGTCATCCATCAGCGAGGTGACACCGTCGATCCCCGACGCCAACCCGGTGAACTTGCCTTCCGTCTCGTCCGCCGACTCACCCACCCGGTCCAACCGGCCGGCCGCTTCGTCGCTCGAGCGGCCACCGTCACGGACCTTCCGTGACGCGTGCTCCGCGGCGGCGCCCAGCCCGTTCGAGCGCACCCTCAGCCTTCCCGGCTTCCTGTTTCAGTTCGGCGAGCGCCGCGCCGGCGCCCATGTCTTTCGCGGAGATACGGATCTCGAGATCAGCCATCGGGTGTCACCTCCCCCCTTACGTGGTGGGGGTCTGTTCGGGTGGGTGGGCCAGGTCGTAGATGTTCACTAGGCGGATGACGTCGGCGTCCTCTTCGGCCAGCTGTGACGGGGTGCAGGAGAACAGTTCGCACAGCCGGATCGTGGTTTCCGCTTCGATCAGTTCGGCGGGCTTGGTGACTTGGGTGCCATCGGCAGAGATCCCACCTGGGACGGTGCGCCACTGCTCGACGGCACGTCTAAAGGGGCGGTCACCTGCGACATCGACATCACCCACATCTGGAACACGAGCAACGCCAACCCGACGTCCTGTGACCACAGCCCGTCCAACGTGGTGGGGACCGGGTCGCCGGTCTCGTCGTCGAGCAGGTTCCAGGAGATCAGCGCCTCGGCGAACAGCCCGAACAGGTCGTCCATCTGCGCCAACTGGTCAGGGGAGACGGTGCCGGCGGCGCGCACCTCGTTCGCCATGGTGAGCAGGTCACCACGGGCGAGGTCCATCATCTGCCCGAACCGCATCGCCCGGCACCGAACCTCCAACCCTTCGTGCTCGGTGCCGGTGAAGTCCAACACCAGGACTTTGCGGCCCGGCTTGTACCCCTTCTCCGCGGCGCGTCTCCTGCTCACGGTTGCCGACGGTGACCTCGCCGACGTCAACGGTGTCTACGCCCATGTCGGGACGGCACCGTCGGCGAGGACACCCGGCGACGACCAGGTGAGCGACCCGTCCTCCGCCCGGTTCAGCGAGTAGTCCGTGTACAGCATCTCCATGCTGAGCGTCTTCCCACCGATCCCGATCGACGTGGTCCGGTTCACCGACGTGGACGGCACCGTCGACAGGACGACATGCGACTTGGACGCATCCGGGTTGAACACACCGTTGAGCGTGATCGAACCGTCAGCGAGCAGACCGATGCGCTCCATCGCCGACTTGTCGAGACCGGTGACGTTCTGCACCTCCCTCGGTGTCGCAAACTCCATGTTCGTGATGTCGTTGCGGATGTCGGTCAACGAACCGCCCGACGTGTCCACGCTCGCGTGGTCCACGCGAGCCCTGATTGTTTCGGCATATCTCAGCCCCTTTCTATGCGTTCGGCCAACGCGGCTTGGTTGGCTTGGAAGTCATCGAGCCAGTGTTCGGCACTGGTGTGGACCCGTTCCACACCCAAGTGCGGCGCGCCAGTCCCCACCCCGGACGACGTAGTTCTCCGGGCGGTCGAGCGGCAGAACGTGACGGGCTTCGGCGTCGGGTTCCATCCGAAGCACCGCTGCCCGGCGGGGAACTCGAACAGGGTCTCGCCGAGCTCGTTGCGCGACTCGACGTATCGGCGGGTCCCGTTCACGGCCGGCGCGTCGACTGGTCGGCATGCGCGGCGCAGCATCCCGGCGAGGATCTGCCCGTCCGCCGTCGATTCGTCGAGCACGGTGACCCACCCGTACCGGTACGCGTCACAATCGACCTCTTCACATGTCGCCGGCCGGTAGTGGGTCGCGACAGGGGCGGACACCTGATAGGTGGTGTATGCCTGCACCGGGCCCGCGGGCTGCCATCTACCCATCGGTGACCGCCGTGAGGTTCCGTACGACCATCAGCGAGAACGTCATCTCTGAGAACGTCCCCGAGGTCGCGATCCGCAGATACCGCTCCACCGCGGTGGTGCGTGAGGTCGTCGCCAACCGGGTACCGGTGCGGACCGTTCCGACCGTCCCACCGAACGTCAACCCCGGCACCAACGCGAACGCGTCACCCGCACCGTTGTCCGTGGAGCTCTGCACCTCGATCGCCGCCAACGTCCCCGTGAACGTGTGCAACTGAAACCATGCCTGCGCACCGAACGCCGTGGTCCCGATCGCCGCCCCGTAGTCCACCGCCGTGCCGTTCGTGGCGACCGTGTGCGAGACCGCGCCGGCGGTCAACCCGACCCCCCACTCGAGCCCGTAACTGTTCGCCTCGAACGTCGAGTCAATGACAAGCGACCCGTCCTCGCCACGCTTCGGCTTGTAGTCGGTCTCTTTCGCGATCATCGCCGCGACCGGTGAGCCCAACGTCGTCCCACGCCAGTACTGGATGTGCGTGTCCGCTGCGGACACGGTGAGGGGGTTCAGGACGACGTGGGCTTGCGCGGCGGAAGGGTTGAACCACGATGTGAACTCGATGTGCCCGTCACGGAGACCGCCGAACCGTTCCGGTGCGGACTTGTCGATCCCGGTGCATGGCAGCGGCTCCATGCCGCCACTGATCTTGCCGAGCGACCCGATGTCGCCGGACAGGTTGTATCCGGACACGTAGAGGTTGTCCCCGAGTCCTGAGCTCTTCGGCATGTGCGTGTCCTCCTACGCGGCCTGCGGCCAGGTGTCAGCGACGATGACCGGAACCGTCAACGTGACGACCCGGTAGATGGTGTTGTCGAGCCGGACATGCCCGGCCTGCGAACGGAGCGAGGTGCCGGTGCGGCCCAACAGGTCGACCTGCATCACCGTCCCCCCCAACGTGAGATGACCGGAGTAGACGGTGATGAGCGCGTCGACGGCGGCGAGTACCGCCGGGTCGATCGCCTCACGGGGTCCGGCGAACGGGTTGGAGTAGATGCGCAGCATGAATACCAACAGTGCATCCGTGGACGTCAACCCTGACCCGCGTGCCGGGCCGACTGAGTCGAGCCACAGCGCCGCGGTGACACCGTTGCCGGGCGGCGACTTGGGTTCCACGGTGTTGACCTGTTCGAAGATGCCGAGCGACGCCGCGTGGGATTCGAGCTTGTCGAAGATGCCGGCGCTATCCATCGAACCGGCCTTGTTCGAACACACGCTCAGCTGTCGCTTGGGCGCGGCCGTCGACCTCCTGCACCGTCAACCGCCAGTTCGAGTAGCCACGGAACCGGGTGCCGCCCCTGCCTTCCTCGAGCCACGGACCGTAGATGACGTCACGGTCGTGGATGAGGATGTCGTCGCCTTGGATGTCCTGCACCACCTGGGTTTCGTAGTACGGGGTCGGATGCTTGAACGTGCGGTCCATCCGCTGATGGATCGTGTTCATGGCGTCGGCGGCGACCGCCTTCTGTGTCTCGGTCATCGCCAGGTCAAGCTTGTGACCCAACGTGCCGTCAAAGAATGGGCCGACGGTGGCGGTGGTGATCTCGATGCCGGTCATGTCAGATCGCCGTCGCTACCCGGTAGCGGGCGTAGGCGGCCATGGCGTCCGCTTCGATCGGTCCGACCCCGACCCCTGGGGCGTCCTCCGCTGACTCGCCGCTCCCCGTGCTGGCTGCGTAGGCGCCGGTCGCCTGCTGGAACCGTGAGATGGCCAACGCCTCACACCACGCCGAGATGAGCGGTGGCGGGGTCCATCGGAGGATCGGCGCGGCGGTCAGGTGGGTTGCGGCGGTTGTGCCGAGCGCGCCACGGGTGACGGTCAGGGTGCGGGAGACGTAGACGTCGGAGGGGTTCGCGTGGGTCGCCAACGTGGACCCGGTCCACGCACGCTTCACGATCAGGTTGTTGCCGGCGATGTCGTCGATGAGCATCCGTTCGGCGTCGATCAGGATCGTTTCACCCGACATGGAACCCCGCACCGGACGCGACCCCAACCGTCTGGTCCGCCTTGGATGCGGTGAGCGCACCCGTCGTGTTCTGTGCCGAGTCGATCATGCTGCGGCCGGTCACGACCATGCGTTCATCGTCGATGCGGATGAGGTCCCCGACTCCGATCAGTGATCCGTCGGTGACGTCAACGTCGAGCTCGATGGCGTCGAGCGCTTCGGCGGTCGCGCCGGCGGCGTCCTCCACGAGACGGCATCCCGCGTAGACCCCGGTGATCGCGATGCTGCGTTCGTAGGCGGTGGTGCTGGACGAGTTGAGCGACCCGGTGCCGGCGGGGTTGATCACCAACAGGTTGTAGGGGGGGCCGGTGTCCGGCTCGAGGTGGTAGTCGGCGGCGGTGAGCGTGTCGTCACCGGACACGATCGACGTGACGGAGACGAGCTCGTCGGCGTCGAGGTAGAGCCGTCCGGCGTCGGCGTGCTGGTAGTTCGGCCATGCGAAGTAGCGGGTTGCGACCTGCGGGTAGAACACACGGAGGGTGGCACCGTTGATCGCATCGGTAGCGGCCTGCAACGCTTGGTCGAGTTTGGCGTGGGTGCGGGCACTGTCGGCAGCGTCGAGCGCTGCGAGCGCGGATTCGCGCGTCGCGTATGTGGGGGTGGCCACGGTGCCTCCGAGTGCTTTCGGTCAGAGAAGCCGAGCGGCCGAGCTCGGTTGTGACCGCAGCGTACCGTGACCGTCGACCTCGCAGCGTGACCTAGACGACAGCGGGATAGCGTGCTACCTTTCAGGCATGGAGATCAGCGCCTCACCCACCTACAAGGTCATCGACGGGTTGCCCGTCCCGATCTACCCGGCCATGAAGTGCGTGTACTGCGCCATCACCGTCACCGAGCCGGACGAAGACCACATGTACCACTGCCACGACACCGACGGGTGGTTCATGTCATGCGGCGCCATGGGCAACGGCGGACCCAAGGCGACGCGTGATCGTTGACCTGTTCGCCGGACCCGCGGCTGGTCCGAAGGACTCCGCACACACGGGCTGACAGACATCGGTTATCGAACACGACCGCGATGCAATGCCTCACCGCTAAGGGCAGCTGGACACACCACGATCCGCGCCGACGTTGCCACCTACCCCGCCGAACGGTTCCGAGGCGCCGCGGGACTGATCGCATCCCCACCGTGCCCCGACTTCAGCGCCGCAGGACAGGGAGCCGGACGGGCGGGCACGTCCGGATGGCTGGTCGACGCCGTCCCCGCATGGGTCGAGACCGTCCGTCCCCGCTGGATCGCATGCGAACAGGTCCCGCCCGCCATCGACATCTGGCATGAGCACGCCGAGCTCTACCGCCGACACGGCTACTCCGTGTGGTGTGGTGTCCTGAACGCCGCTGACTTCGGTGTGCCGCAGACCCGGCGACGTGCGTTTCTGCTCGCCTCGCTTGACCGGCCAGCCCACCCACCGGAGCCGACACATGGGCACGACCCCCAGCCTGGTCTGTTCGGGACGGTGAAGCCGTGGGTGTCGATGGCTGACGCGCTCGGTGGGGACTGACCGAGCGCCGAGCAACACGCTGGTTACCCGCGCAAACCGGCGGGGTGCGGTCGGGTCCGTGCTGGACGGCGGAACGGGCGCGCGCGGGCCATGCGTCAGCGTCAGCGTGAGCGTGGCGCGTGGAAGCTGAACACTGGTCGTGACTGGAAACCCGGCGGCACCCGCGACGACGCGCAGACGCTCACCGCAGAGGTACCCGCGCCTACCATCACCGCCAAAAGTGGCGGGCAATGGCAGTGGACGCACACCCGACCGGCTACGTACGTTTGTGCGGTGACGCACGGGTGTTCTCCCCAGGCGGGCACATCGCCAACGACGGACGCGACAATACGAAGATGATCGGCCGGTCAGAGAACACGATCACGCTGGATGTGTGGCAGGCGTTGGTGTTGCAGTCGTTCCGCCCCGACTACCCGGTGCAGGGCACCCGGTCATCGCAGTTCATGCAGGTCGGGAACGCCGTGCCGCCGGTGCTTGCCGCGGCGATCCTCCGCCAGTTGGTCTAGTCGGCCGCTTCCGGTTCGTTCCCCGCGCCGGTCGGTGTCCACCCGTCGAACCGGCACCGCCGTTCCCCGTTGTGGATCGTGAGCGGTTCCCCGCACAGCCAGCATGCGACCGCGCCGCGTGCGTCCTCCGTAGCCCGTTCCTTCCGTGCGGTCGACAGGATCGATCGCAACTGCTCCCAGCTCATACGTGGCTCTCGAGGTACCGGAGTTGTTCGCCGATGTCGAACAGTCCCCACGGCGCATGTGACGGGCCGGTCATCTCGACGATCTCCGTCCGGGTGTACGCGGCGAACCGTTCCACCTCCGCGGCGACAACGATCGTGTCTGCCCGGTTGTACATCAACCGGATGCGGTCCCTGATCCCCGTCGATATCACGAGGTTCATGAACAGCGGGTTGCACGGGTCGCGGGTCTCGTACGCGGCCAGGAGGCCGGCGTAGTTCGTGTACGCCGGTCTCCATCGCGGCGGCGACCCCACCCTGCGTTCGTGTCGTGCATGGTCCGCAACGAGATGGCAGGGACCCGGAGGGTGGCGCCACCGAACCGGGTGGGGTTCCGTACCGCCCAGTTCATGACGATGGACGCGCCGTGTGAGTCGGCGATGAACAGAGGTCGTGTCACGTCGGCGCCGTACGTGGTGCCTAGGTAGGTGAGCACCGCGTCGACCGCCGACACGGACGCTGCGTTCCCCCACGATGACGCGCCGGCCAGTAGCGGCGCGCACACCACGTAGCCACGATCGGCGTACCGCTCGAGGTCGGCGCGTGCGTCGGCACCGTCGATCACGTTGTTGATACCCGCGCCGTGGCAGTAGATGAGCGCCCGGCCGGCCATCGTGTTCGCGTAGTTCGCCGCGATGATCTCGACGTGTTCCTCGGACGGTGAATACCCGCCGGTCCGCATGAACCGGGCAGCCATCAGGCAGTCACTGCCCAAATCTTGGAAGGTGCGTACGTCTGGCCGAGCACCGTCATCGTGCCGGCGGTGCCTGCGGCGTACAGCTGGACGGTGCACGGGGAGTGCGCAGCCAACCGGGCGACCACGGCACAGTTCGCCTGATTCCCGATAGTCGTGCAGCACGCGAACCCCATGGCGAGCGCATCCAGGATCGTGGACGGCGCCGGCGAGGTCTTACACAGCACCGCATTCACGACCGCGGAGGTGGCCGAGTGCTTCGCGCTGATCAGCGCGTGCACGTACACGGGGACGGCGAGATCGGGGACGGTGACGGCGAGACCGGACACGAGGTCGATGTTCAACGCATCGACGGTGAACGCCTGGTCTGCGGTGATCTGCGCGTAGGCGATCTCAGTGGACGGCGCCGGACCCACCGTGGATGTCCCGACGACGGTCAGTCCGCCGGTGATGCGGACGTCTCCGTCGAACGTGGAGTCCTGGTCGGGGAACACGAGTTGCTTGCGGATCGCGGCGCCGTTGGCGGCGTTCGTCGAGCCGCCGGTCACTGAGGTCTTCGGCATGTCAGCCCTCGGACTCCTGGTATTCGACGTTCACCGGTTCGCCGTCGACGACCTCGAGCTCGCCGTCACGGAGCCCGTGTCCGATCTCGATCAGGTCCGCCTTGCTGCGCGACCTGCCGTTCTCGTCCTGGCCGAGCCAGTCGGCGGACACACCGGCGTCGAGTAGCGCCTGCTCCCACTCGGCCTTGACGGCGTTCTGCGCCGGCAGGGTCATCTGCTCTTCGGTGCTGTCCCCACCGTCCTCGCCGGTGTTGGCGTGGTTGGCGTCCGTATCCGTGTCATCGGGGTACGGGGTGACGTGACCGTCACCCGTGACAGTCCCACCGATCCCCGTTGTCGGCTTCGGAAACGATGCCTGTTCGTCAAGCACCGTCTCGAGACTGCCGTCGGCCATGTCCTCCGGTTCGGGCTGTGCGGGTTCGGGTGCCTCCGGGTAGAGCTCGACCGCTGGCGGTGGGAAGCTGGGTCCCTGGTCCTTGCTGATCTTCGGCATCGCGGTTCCTCCGGTGGTGGTGTCGTTGAGCGGTCCGCGGCATCGGTGGCAACGTGACATCCATGTCCGGTACTTGACGCCACACGGGTCGCATGTCCACACGTTCCCTACCCTACGTGACCGTGTTCATCGTGACGGGGAGGGAGCGCGGCGTCACCGCCGGGGTGGTGGGGACCGGCGGTGACGTCCGCCCGACAGGTTCCCGATACCGGCAAGGTGGGCAGGAACCACGGGTGTGGTGAATGGTAGGGGGTGGGTCGGGTCGCCTGCCCCATTGCCTGCGACCCCACCAACCCGAACTGCTAGGCAGCAACCAGCGTGGCGCCCTGCTCCAACGGGCACCACGTCACCGTCCACAGGATCACGCCGTCCGTGCCGGCCGAGACGTGTTCGATCTGACCGATCGGGAGCGCGATGCCGGGCGCCTTCGTCGCGGCGGCACCCAACACCATGGCGTCCGCCTTGAGCAGCGTCACGGAGAACTGCTCCCCCACGACGGAGTCGGTGGTGCCGATGTCGAGCGTGGTGCAGATGTCGACGGTGGTGCCGAGCGTCGGGTTGTGCTGCAACTTGTAGGCGTTCGCCACCGTGACGATGGTGGTGACCCGACCGGTGATCGACGTGACCCACACGGCCCCGGTGGCGACGGTGAACAGCGGGACGGTGGTGGCGGCGAGCGTGCCTGTGGACTTGGTGGTCCGGTTGCCCAGGATGAGCGGCCTGGAGCCGTTGGGGTCAAGCATGACTGTCATGGTCAGACCGCCACAGCCGGCAGGTTCCGCGGGTCACGCCGAACCTTGAGGTCGTGCAGGATCGGGATGACCAGCCCGGTGGAGGTGGACGTCATCCGCAGGTAGGTGAACCCGTCCGACATCGCGTCCACATTGACCGGGATCGCCACCACGGCGATGGTCGTGACCACGGTGGCGGCGGCTGCCTGGTTGACCCGGAGCCACACGGCGGCGCCGGCGGCGGAGGTCGTCGTGTAGTAGCGGGTGATGCACGCGAGGTTCTGTGCGCCGGTACCGGCGGCGTCGGTGCACTCCTGGAGCGTGTACGTGTCACCACCCGCGAGGACACCGATGAAGGTGACGGTGGCGCAGTCCTTGACGTTGACCTCGACACCGTCGCCGGTGGGGAGCAGGTTGAATTGGTATCCGAGTCCGTCTGGCATGGTTGCCTTTCTTGTGGTGGCCCCTGGGGTTTGAATGCCGGGGACCGGTTGAACCCTGCCGGGGTTTGAATGCCGGCAGGGTCAGAACAGGGTCAGGGGCGGGTGGCCAGCTGGACGAACGGGGACAGCGCGGACCCGCCGTTCTTCGGCGTGATGGCCGACTCGAGCCAGGGGCGCCCGTCGACACGCTCGATGATCCGGAACGCGGTGACGTCGTTCTGGAACTTGAAGTGCATCGAGCTCGTGGCGGACATGGTCTGGCGGTCGCCGATCAGGTAGAACCCGAGGTCGACGAACGCGATGTCACCGGCGGTGCCGAGCACGGACGCCTTCTCCGAGACGATGACCGGGCGTCCGAGGATGGTCATGGTGGGTGCGCCGACACCGTTGGGGAGCCAGACCGCCGACCCGCCCGTCCCGACGGACAACGCCATGGTGGCGAGCTCGGGGAACGTGTCCGGAGACACGATCCACACGGCCCGGTTGAGGGAGCCGGGGAGCATCCGGGCGTACGCCTTGACGATGTTCTCCCACACGATCGTTGCGGTGGGCTGCGCGGCCTCCGCCGCGACCGACACCATGGCGTTGCTGTTGAGGACGCCCTTGGGTTCGCCGACCCCGCTGCCCTTGAGGAACGCGTAGTCCTCGTAGAACGCGAGCGCTTCGGGGAAGATCTGGTTGATGTACGCCTCGAACGAGATGATGCTGTCGGCGATGAGCTCGTTCGGCACCTCCGTGTAGGCGGTGAGCTTGTTCGCGTCGAGGACGATCTGCGAGAACTTCGCGGACGTGTCTTGGAGTGCGGCGGCTTCCTGCGTCCAGTAGGCGATGATCCCACCGAACACCGACGAGACGTTGGTGGTGGAGTCGACGGCGGGGAACGGGACCCGCAGCGAATCCATGGGGATCACACGGGCCCGCGGCCGCACGATCGCCGTCTCCAATGCGACGGTCAGGAGCTCGGAACGCAGAACCTCCGGGATGAGGAACCCGCCTTCCGAGGGGACGTCGGACGAGAACGCGTTCTTGACCTGACGGACCTTGTTCTGCACCTCCGCCGTCCGGTTGTTGTTCCCGTGCCAGATGGCATGGAAGTACTCGCCCGCTCCGTTGAACAGGTTGTCGATCGTGGCGCCCTGAGCCTGCGGGTTGTAGATCCCGGCCTTGCGAGCCTCACGCGACCCGGCGGCCGACGTGGTGGGGCCGTTGCCCGGCTGACCGATGTTGACGCGGGGGAGCGACACCGTCCTCAGCGTGCTCGCGCAGGAACTTGTGCGTGACCGCCTGCACCCCCTCCTGCACCTGCCGCGCGATCTCGACATCCTTGGCGACGACGGTCTTCGCGTACCGCTCGATGGCCTCGGGGAGTAGCCCGGCTTCGGCGAGCGGCTTGGTCCGCTTCCAGTCGCCGAGCATTTCCTCGAGCGCAGCCGGGGAGTCGGGGATGGTGATGTCGGCGATGTCGCTGGTCTTGCCGGCGGACGCCACGGGGATGGTCATTGGAATGCCTTTCGTATGGAAGTAGCGATGACGTCGCCGAGCTCAGCGTCAGTGAGGTCGGGTGCCTCCGCGGTTGCGGGAGGGTCGGTGGGCCACGGTGCGTCCATGGCGGCGTTCTCGATGATCGACGTGAGCAGACCGGGGGCGAACTCGATCTCACGATCTCGGTTCGGGTGGGCGGATGCGGTCGGCGAGCCCGGCGAGCCGGACATGACGACCTCACCGTCCGGTGGCGGTGCGGGCTCCGGCTCGGGTGGGGCAGGCGGGTCAGTCACCGGGGCGGTCACGTTGGGAGGGGTGACGGCGGCGACGGCGCGCGGCACGGCGGGCACGCTGTTCGGGTCGGGGGCGGCATCGCGACCGTTGTGCCGGTACCCGAACACGCTGAGGTCCCACCTTGCCAGTGACGCGGCGGGGTCGGCGGCACGGCTGTTGCTCGCCTGCTTGTCGGCCAGTCCGGCTTCCACAGCTTCGGCGGCGTTGTACCACGTTTCCTCCAACATGGCTTTCCGCCACTGCTTGGCGGTGCCTCCGGCGCGGCCGGCGTAGATGCCGGCGATGTTGTCCGACTCGTGGTCCAGTACTTCGCACATCTTCTGCATCTCGGCGGCGTTTCCCGATGCAGGTGCCCCATGCGTCGTGGATCATCATCTGTCCGCCGGTGGACATGGTGATCGTGTCACCGGCCATCGCGACGACGGATGCGGCGGATGCGGCCATCCCGTCGACGTGGACGTTGACCGCGGCACGGTGGTTGATCAGTGCGTTGTGGATGGCGATGCCGTCCCACGCACTGCCGCCGGGCGAGTTGATGTGGAGGTCGATCTCGTCGACGTCGAGGTGGCCGATCTCGTCGACGAACATGCCGGCGGTGACGCCCCAGTCGGAGATTTCGTCGTAGAGGTAGACGTCTGCGTAGGTGGTGCCGGTGCCGGTGTCGGCGCGGTTCACGATCCTGAACCCGGTGGATGCCTTGTTGCGGGGGGACCTGGGGGGGTGCGCGTGTGTGCGGTCGGGAGGTGGGTTCACGGTCCCTCGCTGTCGGTGGTTGTCACGATGTGGAACAACGTACAGCGTGAGCAGCACTCTACGTGGCATCCCGCCACTAGCGGTAGCGCGCTATCTAGTTGGTGGTCTCCGGTCGCCAGATGGCGATGACTGTCCCGCGGCACCGTTCCCGGCCCAGACAGTTCACGTAGCCGCCGTTCGGGTACGACCGCTCCACCTCATCCAACGTCTCGCCCAGCCACTTGCCGTCCACCTCTTCGCAGTACACACAGGTGTTCTCGTCGAGCGTCTCGTCGGCGTAGTACTCGGCCTTCGGCCCGGCGCGCAGCGTCGCGATCCGCGCACTGTTCTGTGCGTTCGTGAGCGCACCACCAAGGTTGTCCTGCTCATCCCGATCGGACAGTCCCTCGAGGTGTTCCCGGACACCCTGCACGACCTCCTGCGGAGTGGAGTTGGGAGTCATGCGGCGGATCGCCTCGCGGCCGGCGGACAACAGGAGCCGCTTCCCCAGGTTCATCGCGATCGCCTTGGCCCAATCGTTGATCTGGTCCGACGACAAGGTGACCGGGCCGATGTTGACCCCCTGGTCGGCGGCTTCGTCGACGACCCGTTGCGATGCGATCTCGGCGAGCTCGACCATCGCCGCGGCCAGCAACGCTTGCCCCTCAGCGGTGACCCCTTCGTCGAGTTGGAGGTCGGCCAACGCGGTGGGGTCACCGGATGCGACCGCCGCACCGATCTGCGCGTAGATGTCCTCACGGGTCTGCGCCGAGATCCCGCGCCACTGACCCATCAGCCGATCGAGGATCTGACGCCAGTCCTGCTGGACGGTCTCGAGCGCATGCAGCCGCGCTTGTTCCTCGGGGGTGATGTCCTCCTGGTTGCGTGGGCGGTGACGGTGGGTGTGCGCGTGTGCGCTACCGGGGAAAGGGGGCGGCGCCGAAGGAAGCGCCGGCATCGGTGCCGTGACCGTCATGACCGGCAACCCGGAGGTGGCCGACGCGTCCGTCGGGTCGACCCCCTGCCCGATCAACGACGTGTAGACGCGGGCCCGTGATTCCAACTCGGCCATCTGCGCCGTGAGGTCAGGGGGGGTCGGGTCATCGAAATCGAATTCCAACCCTTCCGCGGTCGCGCCGAACATCGGGAGCAGCTTCCGGTTCAGGACACCCTTCCACCGCTCGAGCCGTGGATTGATCAGCCACCGGGACAGCATCACATCCGATGCCTCCGCAGTGGCACGGTTGACGTCGTCGACGTCGCCGAGCGCGAACTTGGGGAACCCGTACGCCTCACGGATCGACGCCTTGGACATCGCGCCGAGCTCGACGAACTGCATGTCCCGCTGGTTGAACGCACGTTCCTGCCAGGTCGCTTGCTCGAGGATCGCGACCCGGTGGGCGTTGCCGACGCCTTGGTGACTCATGCGCCACCGGTCTTTCATCTTCTCAAAGTCCGGGTCTGACAACCGCTTGTCAACCTGGATGATCCCGCCGGGTGACGCGTCGTTGAGGAAAAAGTTCCGGTTCCACGCCATCGCGTACTCGTACGACTGGGTCTCGGTCATCACCGACTGGATCGGTGCCATACCCCGGTACTGATCGAGCGGGTTGGGGCGGCGGAGCATGATGACTTCCTCAAGCTCGAGGAAGACCTTCTCGTTGTTGGGGCCGAAGTACACGTACCCGTCCAAGTACTTGGTGGGGTGCGGGATCGGTGCCATGCGATCCGGTCGCACGAAGTACATGTTGATCGGCGGTGTCATCTTGCCGGCCGGGCGCGACAGGACCAGCCAGCCTTCCCCGGTGAGGTCGATGTGCTGTTGCACGGATTCGATGAGCTCGGTACGGGAGTGGAACGGGGTCGGCGAATCCAAGAGGTCGAGCGCGGCGTGTCGGGTGACTTGGACCCGGTCCTCTTCCTTACCGGACTTGGCGGTTCTCCACAGTTTCCAGTCGACCTGTGCACAGCCGGTGGCGAGGCGGTCGACGATGGCGAACAGGGTGCCGACGTGTCCGTAGGCGTTGAGGTTCGCCGACGCGGATGACGCGGGGGGTTGGGGGGACTTGAGGGTTTCGGAGACGTACCGGATGGGGGTGGTGACGATGGCGTTGCGTGCGGTTGCGACCAACGACTTCACGGGGTGTCCTTCGGTTGTGGGCAGCTGTACTGGATCAGTCCGGCGCCGATGTCGTCTCGGTCGTGGGCGGGCATCGGTTCCCCGCACGCCTTGCATACGAGCGTGTTGCCTTCCATCCGCCAGTGCGACGTGTCGGGCGGCAGGTACCGGTGTTCGGTCACGGTGTGTCTCCGTCGTCGTTGGCGGCGTCGAGCCAGAGGCAGCCGGCGCCGAGCGCGATCAGTCCCCAACCGGGATGAAACAGGATCGCCAACCCGACGCAGATCGATGCGATGGCGATGACGGACAACGCGAACCGTCTGAGCTGGGCGGCGGGGAACCGGGACAGTGAGCGGGTGACTCCACGGATGAGCATGCCCTGATGGTACGACCACGCGCCGTGACGGACGGTCATGCGCGGTGTCGGGGTTGTAGTCGGCGGGTCGCCGCCTTTGTATGTGCCACCGACCCCGAAAAGTCGCGCACAACTTCTGTGACTTCCGGCACGGACGCGACACCGCCCCCGTGGTGGCTCTTCCTACGGAAACCAAACGGGGGCGGTGGGTGGATCGGAGAAGTCCTCCGACCGCGGTAGAGGTGACCAGCATACGCGACACGACCCCCGCGGGGGATGCGGGGGTCGTGACTGCTGATGGGGGATCAGCGGTCTACGTCGGGTTGATCACGTCACGATACGCGGCGAGCGCCTCGGGTGTGGACCCCCATCCCCACCCGGCGGGGATGTCACCGACAGCCGGCGGTGCGTCCGGTCCCATCCCGTTGAACACGAGAAGGGAGCCGTAGCGGGGGGTGCCGTCCGCCTTGCGTGTCTCCTGCATGTGGAGATAGGCGCCGCGCAGCCAGGTCGGCTTCCAGCCGGGCGGTCGCTCGTACTGGCCGGTGTCGGGGGCGGACGCCTCACAGATGTGGATGGTCAGGTCAACCCCGGTGATCTCGCGCGCGGTGTTCGTGAAGTCTTCTACCGGTGTCATCAGTTCAGCGAACGTGCGCCGATCCGCGGCGTTCTTGGCCTTGTCGTAGACGTCGACTCCGATGCCGGTGATCAGCGTGAGGTCGTCGGGGAGCCACCCGTGACCGGGGTGCCGGTCGGCTTCGGGGTCGCGGAAGTCGTAGGCCATGAACACGAGCAGCCGTTCCCAGTCGGGGAGCCCGTCACGGACGATCGGTAGGCAAGCTTCCTGCATCGCCTTGTATTCGGCGGCGGTTATCTTCTGCGTCGGTTCGTGGGCGATGATGTACGCGCCACGGGTGATGCCTTGCTCCATGAGCGCACCGACGTTGAACGAGGTGTCGTCCGGGCTGCCGATCCGGACGCTGATGTACGGGAGTGCACCGTCTCCCGCGATGGCATCGGTCTCGTCCAGGTCGGCGACGGTCAGCCGGGCGCGTCGTGCGAAGTAGCGGTGCGCGGCGGGAACCTCCGGGGCGGTCATCGCCTTGTGTGCGGCCCAGCCGTTCGGGTGTGAACCGCCGACGATGAGCGGCGCGGGCCCGTGGTCGGCTTCGCACTCGGCGAGCCGTTCGGTGAGGTCATCGATCGCTGCGAGTGCGTCGCGGACACGGCGGGTCAGGTCGTCGAGCTCACCGCGCTGCCTGGTGTTGTCGGCGAGCGCTTCGCCGAGTAGTTCCTGTGCCTCTTCGTTCGACGCCAACGCCGTGTCCCGTTCCTGCTCCACCACGGCCATGGCGGCGGCGAGGTCGGCGTGGTCGCGGGTCAACGCGTTCAACTGTGACGTCACCCCGCTGACCTGCTGCTGCAGCCCGATCACCGTCGAGTTGAGCGTGGTGATGGTGACCGTCTTCGCGTTGCTCTCCTGCGCCGAGTGCATCAGCGCAACGGCGGTGTTGTGGAGGTCGCTCCGCAGTTGTTCGATCAGTGCGAGGTCGGGATCGGCGGAGAGCAACCCCTCGAGCCGGCGGATCTCGGCGCCAGCCTTAGCGATCTCTTCGCCAAGCTGCTGATGGTCGTCGATCATTGGGAACAGGTCGTACGGTTCGGGCATGGGGGGTGGCTCCTGGGGTGGGGTGTACTCGGGTCCGTACCAGCCACGATGGCTGTACGCGGCGGCACGTTCCGGGCCGACAAGCTCGAGCAGGTCGGCGACGTTGTCCGTGGTCGGTGACAGCGTGTCATCGGCGCCGGTGGTCTGGTTGTTGCTGCGCCAGTGTCCGCCTTGCGGGAACGTCGGTCGCTGGTCCTGCTCGTTGAACTCGATGTCGCGGCCGTCCTGGTTGTCGACGGCGGTGCAGTACCGGACATCGAACGCGCGGGCGGCGGAGGCGTAGATGCCGTGCTGGTTCCGGGCGGCGTAACACCCGTAGGCGCCGCCTTCCTGGGACATTTCGAAGTAGATGCCGGCGCCGTCGTTGTCCTCCGCGACGCAGCGGGTCCAGAGGCAGCGGTCGGAGTCGGCGTCGGCCCACAGCGCGTGCCCGTGGTTGTAGGCGGCGCGGGTGTGGTGGACGTGCACGTCGGTGCTGTAGGTCCACTTGGCGCCGCCCGCTTCACCGATGTGCGAGTACTCGGACCGGTTGTTCCCCTCGTACAGACACCCGCCGATCTCGAGGTGCCGGGCCAGGTACGCCTGCGAGCCCAGCTGCCCGCATCGACGGAACGTGTTGTGCAGGAGCATGATCCCGTCACCGCGATGGGTCGCGATGCCGGTGCCGCAGTCGATGAACTCACATTGCTCGACCAGGGTGTGAGGGCCGTAGATGCGGACGGCGGCGAACTGGCGTGACCCGTTGGCGAACCCCTCGAACGTGATGCCTCGGAAGTTGACGACGGCGCCGGCGGACGGATCGGGTTGGTTCAACGCCCCTGTGAACGCGACTTGCCGGTGAGCTATCCGCATGTCGTGTTCGGTGGGGTCGAACGACACGTAGACACGACTGCCGGCGAGGTGGAGTCCGAACGAGTCGGCGGTCTCCGCTGATCCGAGTCGGAGTGGGACACCGTCGCGCCAGACGGTCTCCGGCCATGCCGCGTACGGGTTGCGTTGCGGGTCGACCAGGGTTTCCGTGCGCGGGTTGTGATCGAACACCGGCGCGGCGTGGTACCAGTAGTCCCCTTCCCGTGTCCATGACCGGGCGGGTTCCCATCCGACCCATCGGGGACGGGTACCGGGTGCGGCTTGAATGGTGAAGTTCTTCGCCCAGATACCGGGGACGTTCTCCCGGTAGTTGCTCTGCTCCGATGAGAACAGGACGATGGTGCCGTTGTGGGGGACGAGCTCGGACGCGCGCCGGATCGTCTGGAGTGGCGAGGATGCGCGCCCGTCGTTGTGGTCGTCGCCGAGGGTGGGGTGCACGCACAGGGACCCGTTGGGTGGGGTGTAGTCGGTGCGTTCGGTGGCGCCGTAGGTGATGGTCACCCTGCCGTCCCGTGCCTTCGTGCGGCATGGCGGATCGTGTGCCTTGACCGTGCGACGTTCTTACCGCGGGCAGCGGCGCGCCGCTGTGCCCGGTTCGGTGCCGGCGGCGATGGTGGCGTGATGCCGCGCCATTCGTCGTAGTGGTCCTGCGCGAACGCGAGTCCTTCGCGGAGTCGTTCGTCCACGTAATCGGTGAAGTCTTCTTCGCTCATCAGTACCCCTCGAATCCGTCGTCTCGCCATCGGTAGGCGCCGTCATAGCGGACCAGCGTGATTCGCAACGTGTCGTCACCGATCTTGTGTTGGCGGTCGAACAACCACCCCTCATCAAACGATGCAGCCAAGTACCGGCCGACGTTCTCGTCATCGGGAAGGTCTCGGGTCCATGACACCTTGTCGGGGAGCAGTGGGGGCGGGTCGTTGCGGTGACGCCACCAGTCACGAAGAGCGTTCACCATGCGTCCCTGCCAGCGAAGTACATGGAGACGAGAACCGCTATCAGGATCAGAAGGCCGATCGCGACGGTCATGGTCGCCACCAGCGTGCGAGATCAGCGAGAGCGGTCACCGGGACGCCGAACCTTTCAGGCTGGTCTCGGGGTGGACCAGGTGGATGGCGTGCATGTCCCTGATGACGCCTTCAGGCCCGGTGAAGACGAACTTCGAGCATGAGCACCGGCCGAGATAGCGGAGGGAAGGTCCGCCCGGGCGGATGGTGAGGACTTCCATGGTGAGGTCGTGTGCGAGATCAGCGAGAGCGGTCATCGGCATCTCCACACTCCATCGCCACCCTTGAACGGTTCGACCGGGCCGTGAGGCTCGTCCGTCCACTCACGGGAGAGCGCCCGGATTTCCTGTTCCTTGAGTGCGTTCTCAGCGCGGAGGCGTTCAACCTCATCGACCAGACGCGTCGCGAGATCAGCGAGGTAAGTCGGGGAGCGGTCGCTTCGCCCTAGCCGGATTTGTGCTTTGACGGTTTCGAGGTCGAGCGGTTGCGGGTCAGGGGTGTTGGCCATCACCAGGCCCCCGGGAGTTGGATGCCACAGCCGCGGCAATGGGTGTCGTAGTCCTCGCACATCCGGTCGCAGTTGGTGCACCGGTATTCCTCTACGCCCGGGTCGTTCGGAGATGTGGCCATCAGGTCCGCGTCACACATCAGCATCAACCTTGAACGTGGCCTTCATGCCGCCTTGAGCGGCGATCAGATGCTCGGTCAGGTGATCCAGGTGTGACGTGTCCAGGTCCGGCGCCACCCAACCGCATCGACAGTGGACCGGCAGGTACCAGCGGTCACGGGTGCCGAAGGCATGTTCCCGTCGAGCTTCTACCATGGCATCAAGAGTCGACAGGTCCATCAGTCCTCCCACTCCTCTTGTTCGCCGTGAGTGAGCACGAACTTGTGAGCGTCGAAATCGGTGGCGTTCTCGAAGAAGTCACCGCAGGAACACCAGTACTCCACGCGTTCGAGCCTGTGTTCGTCGGTCATGGTGCGGTCTCGGTGTGTGGTGCCCAATGCATCGTGGGTGACTCCTGCCGATGGGGGTGGATGGTTGCGGCGGTGATCAGACAGACCAGGATGAGACACACCATCCCCAGCAACACCGCCTTGTCGTACATGGTGCCCAGCCTCATGCCGGACTCCGACTGACCCGGTCGACGCGCACCCAACGGGTCCGTGGCTGCCCGTCCTGGTCGTAGCGGATGAGCCAGTGTGTGCCTTGGTTGGATTGGGCGATGATGCGGCACGGTCGGCGGGTGCGGTTCCAGAGGTGCCAGGTGTGCGGGTAGTCCATCCCATGAAGATAGCGTACTACCTTACCGGTGGGTAGAGAACGGACGTTCGCCCAGAATGGCGGCGAGCTCGGGGGCCGTGGTTTCCTCGAGCCACATGCCGATCCTGTCCCGTGCAAGGTTGGCGTTACGGCGGTCCAGGTCTATGCCGATGCTGTCCCGACTGTGACCTGACGCCACGGACAGGGTGGTGCCGGAGCCGGCGAACGGGTCGAGCACGATGCCGGGTCGCCATCCGGTGCCGGTGTGGTAGCCGTCGAGGCGGATGCCGTCGCTACCGGGGCAGCCACAGGTGGACCACCCGGTCGTTCGCGTCGTTTCGGCCCCTTGAGCCATGTCGCCACCGCCAGTGGATGCGGACCGAGCGACCTTCCACTCTAGGTTGACCTTGCCGATCATCGTGCGCTCCGTGTCCACGAGCCGCCGTGATGGAACTCCGCATGTCCGACAGACCCGGCGGGGACACATCGCCTCGATCGGCTTGATGCACAGCTCCGGGGGATACACGGCGTAGTGGGAGCCGGGGTAGCCGCCGGGGCTGATCTGCCACCAGTCCAACGGCGGAGCACCGGCGGGGTTCTGTTCGATCGTCGCGCCGGCACGGTGCGGTTGCAGCGTTGCCTTGTGGTCGCCCTGGTCGAACTTCCGTCCGGGTTCGGTGTGAGGGACGCGGACGGCGTCGAGGTCGAACCAGCGCGACGCTGACTTGCAAGCGACGACCATCTCGGATGTGGCGGGCCGGAACTTGTCGCCGAGCGCGCCGACGGGCGGGTTGGGGCGTACCCAGCGGATGACGTTGCGGATGCGCCACGGGTCGGTGGTGCGGCCGTTGTGGGGGTTGCGGCCGTAGGCGAGCGCCATCCGGTACGCCTCCGGGATCAGCGCCAACGACTTCGCCTGCGGCCAACCCGCACCGCCACCCTGACTCTTTCCGTTCTTGTTCTGGATCGGTGGACCGACCGTGGGGTCATGGATGCGGGCGTGTTTGGCCGTGCCTTCGAACGGTCGTTGCCCGTCGCGCCAGCCTCCGGCGTAGTAGTCGCCGCCCGCGCCACCGGACCCTGCGTAGGTGTCGCCGAGCTCAACGCACAGCGTCCCGTGTGGTGCGAGTAGCCGGGCGCACGCCTCGGTCACGTCCAAGAGCCCGTCGATGAAGTCGGCGGGGTTCGCTTCCGATCCCATCTCGTCGACCTTCGCGGGGTCGTCATCGGGCAGGTAGGAACGCAAGGCGAGGAACGGCGGCGAGGTGATGATCAGGTCGACGCTGCCGGCGGGGAGTTGGGCCATGGTGCGGCGGGTTTCCCCGGTGATCCAC